CATTGTTTGGTCCGAGTGGCGAGACTTGAACTCACGGCCTCTTGACCCCCAGTCACCGAAAAACGACGGAATATCAACGGGAAATCGTTCGATGGGGGTAACGAGGGGGTAACAGAAAAATTATATTGCATCGGTGATTTTTCGAAGGTCGGTGAGGTTGACATCCTGATAATACCGCAGCATTTCGGGGCTTGCGTGACCGATCAGCTCGAGCTTGTCCTTGTCCGACGCCTGAATGTTTTTCATCAGCGTCGCGAACGTATGACGGCATGTATGGGGGGAATACTTGTGCCGCTTGTTTTCGATTGGATTGTCAATGCCGATTGCCTTTAATGTGGGATAGAAAACCTCGTCGCGGAAATAGTCATACCTGAACGCTTTTCCTTCTTCGTTGCAGAACAGCGCGCCGGATATCTTATCTTTCGACAACCGGTCTATGATGGGCTGAATCTTTGGCGAGATCGTGACGGTTCTATTCTTGCCTGCTTCGGTCTTGATACCAGCGCGAAGCACCTTTTCTTTCTTGTCGTAGTTATCAATCGACAGGCCGAGAAATTCTGTAGGGCGGAAGCCGAGATAGCACATACAGTAAATGTAATCGGCGTATGGAATCACGCCGCACGCCTCTTTTATCTTCTCGATCTGGTCGGCATCAAAGCTCGCGCGCGGCGCGGCGTTTTCACCGGTGACGGTGAGATACGGGGCCATACTCATAGGGGCGTATCCGCGCGGAACGGCATACTTGTAGATCAGGCTGCACACGGTGCGCATATTCTTTTTCGTCTGTTTGGCGCGCGGGCAGTCATCAATGCATTCTTGGATGTCATCAATCTCGACCGCGGCCAGTTTCATAAATTCGATCGGTGCAAAATACTTTTCGGCAGCGGCGTAGCAATTCAGCGTGGACTTGTCGGCGCGATGCGTTGGGAACCAAAGCTCATATGCCTTGCGCCAAGTGATGTCCTTTTCGCGGGGCTTTTGCGTCCGCAGCATGGGGATATATTCTAAGGCTTCTCGTTTTGTGCGGAAGCCGCATTTTTTCGCTTTCACGCGGGTCAGCTTGCCGTCTTCTTCGCGGTAGCCTTTGGTGATTTCGGCTACCCATGAAGAGCCGCGTTTATAGACCGTCCCTGTCCCGTTGCCTCGCTTTGTGGATTTTCGGTCGACAGATGCTTGCTTTTTGCCGCACATAGGACAAAACAGCGCGCCTTCCGGCAGCGCTGCTTTACATTTGATGCAATTCGCCATGTTAGCCCCTCCAAAATCCATAGTCGGCGCAGTGCATATCGATATACAAGCCCCATGCAGCCAGTAACACCACCGCGATGAACAAAAATAAAATCACGCCGTTTCGGATACGGACACCGCGCCGCATGATCTCGATCGTATCTGCTTTTGCGTCAACGTGGCGTTCCAGTTCGTCGTTGCGCGCTTGCAAAGTTTCCTCGGTGGGTGTCAAGTGCTCGGTAATTTCGAACACTTCATCAAGGGATATGCCGAGTACCTTGCAGATCGGCGCGACGGTGTAAATGGACGGGGCTTTCGACAGCTTGGAAAAGAAGTTCTGCACGGTGGACAGCGGCACACCGGAAGCGTCGGAAATGTCGTGGTAGGTCAGTTTCAGTTCTTCTTTACGGATTCTACACAGCTCTTGAATGTTCATTTACATCACCTTAACTTTTCCGGTTTTCGTACTTTTGGGGTGCCAAAAGTAGGCCTGTCGAACGCGGTCGAATGCCGTCGTGTTGCAAGGTCTTGGTATTGAAGTGGTAAGGTAAAGCGCGATATGGTCAAAACAAGCAGCGGCGACCGCTCCCCGCTGCTGCTGAAAAGCCCTCGCCGGTGTTGCAGAGGCGGCGAGGGCTTTTACTTAAATATCCGGGAAGGAATCTTTTGGCACTATATCAGTGCTCATATTCCCGTTGGATACTTTATAGAGAGTAAGCGTCCACCCGTAAACCATCTCGCCATCTGCGGTAAATTCAAACATTTCGTTGCATTTGAAGTACTCGGTGTTTTCACCAAACTTATATTCTTTCCCGTACCAGTCCGAACCATACGCATAATAGATTTCGTATGTCCCGAGAGGAACATCTACTTCGGCACTTTTTGCCGACACGAGGAAAGACATTGCCCCGTTGGATATTGCCTCTCCGTCGATTGGTTTTAACGCGATATAGAAATTGGAATCTCCAGCGGTTTGCACTGTCAAAGGTGCGACCTGATCGCCGGACGGGTATGTGACAATCTGCCCATTGCGAAAGCTCACAGGTTGCAGTGGGACGAGCCTGCCGCCTCCACTACTAACCGTTTCAGTTGGAGTCTTTGCTGGCGGAGAATCATTCATGTCGGACTCGTTCAATGGCCCGGAACTTTCGATTGAAAGCCAGATGACCCCGCAGATGACGAGCGCGAAGCACAATGGTTTCAATGCTGCCAGCAGAAGGTTGACTTCCGGAGAGGGCCTCTTTCTATTCAGTTGCTTCCGCCTGTTTCGCTTGGCTTCGTTTTCTAAAACCATCTGCCGATAGACGCGGTATTGCTCGACGGTCATTCCCATCATGAACGCGTCGTATTCTTCTTGCGTCATTTGCGTTAAGTCGGGAGATTCGTCAAATTCATCAACTGTTGGTTCAACGGGGTGATCATGGATATCGCGTGAGGCGGATTCCGGATCAACCTGCGTCGAGGCTTCTGATACCGCCTCTTCAGGGGCAGGCTGCTTTGACTTAGAGGACACCGCCTTAATGACTTTCTTTACTTTGCGGTGCTGGTAGTGCGCTTGCTTTTCAAAATAATTTGGGTCGGTATACAATCCCACGTGCAAGACCTCCTAAAACCATTCCCCGCGGTGAAATGAACCGCGGCGCGGTATATGATAAGTGGAACTATTTACATACGGAGGATAAAAAGATGAACGACAAACAGCGCCAAGAGTACTTAACGATGTCAGATGCGCAGAAAAAGGAGTTTTTGCGAAAAGAGGTTGAGCGGATCGCCGCGCTGCCGGAAAGCGAACACGACGCGGCCTTTGATGCGCTGCGCGAGGCCGTCATGCCGAAAATCACCGATCTTCCGGTGAAGGGGAGCGATCTGACCTATGGTGAATATTGTCAAAAGGAAGGTCTCGATTGGCGTACAGGGGAACCCAACCGCGCATGAGGTCGCCATAGGGCACGCAGAACGCAGCGGCGACGCGGCGCAGCTCCTCGTCGGTGGGCGCTTCCAGCCCCAGTGCGATATTCCCCGCCATGTTAAAGTCGCAGTCGATGATCTGCTGCAACGTGGCCGTTGGGACCTTATACTGCGCGGCCAGAATCGCGACAGGGTGCGGCGACCAGATGCGCGCGGTATCCATATCTACATATGGGCGCTTGCTTTCATCATTGAAAGCAGGCGCTTTTTCTGCGTCGCTTTCAGATAAATCACCGCTGTCCAATTCCTCAAGGGTTATGCTGAAATAGTCGGCGATCTTTCTTGCGGTATCTAATTTTATGGTTCTTGTAGGGTCATCTTGCAGTTTCGTCATAATGCTCTTACTCATACCTAAGTCAGAGCACATTTTTCCGGGTTTAATCCCCTTCTTGTCACACAAAGAGCGAATGGTTTCGTACAAAGTCCCCAAAAAGCTACCTCCACTATTGGTCATAGGAACAAAAGTACTCCAAAGGGACAAAAATGGCTTGAAAAGTTTCCTAAGGGGAACTATAATAAGACCATAGGCAGTCCTGATAAAAGTACTCTGCTGGTTGTTGGCGCTTCCATTATAGTACTTTTTAGGGAACTGTCAAGAGCCTTTTGTGATAGGGTGAGGCAAACGCGCGGTTGAGAATGCGGCGGGTCGCCTTCCCGCCGTATCTCGTCACACTTTGTTTCCGCCGCGTTGCGGGTGCAGGCGAGCACCCCTCGGCGCGGTTGAACGGCTTCGTATGAGAAACGGGTGCGCTGTCCGCACCGCTGTCCGTTCAGTTACCGGGAACACAGGAAATTAGGCATGAAGCCTGCGATAGCCGAAGTGGCCTGCATGGGCATCACCCCTTTCCGCACATGCAGCTTTATCCTATCACAAAAGGTTCTCTAATTCAAACTATTTGAATGGAGGGAATGACTTGTTTTACGAACTGCTGAAAGAAGTGTGCAAGAAGAAGCGCACGACGCCGAGCGCCGTATGCGTGGCGCTCGGAATGAGCAAAAGCAATGTGACGGCGTGGAAAGAAGGGCGAATCCCGAGCCTTTACACGGTGATGCGCATTGCGAAGCACCTGAATGTGCCGGTGACGCGGCTGATCCCGAAGGAGTAAGGAGGAGCGCACATGACGGTGGAAGAAATGCTTGCATCGGACAAGCCGGTGCTGACGCCGGCGGATATCGCGCCGGTACTCGGGCGGAAGCCCTATTCGATCAGCATTGCGGCGAAAGACCACCCCGAACAGCTCGGATTTCCGGTCAGCCGCATCGGAACGATCACGGTCATCCCGCGGCTTTCGTTCTTGAAATTTCTTGGATATGAGGTGGAGGCATGATCGACACGTTGTTTTTCGGCGGCATCGCCGCTGCGGTGATCGCGCTCAACGGCTGCGACTTCACGACGGGGCTTGCCGTCATCGGCGCGTGCGCGGTGTGCAAGGTGCTGTATGATCTGCTGCCGTATATCGACAGGGGGTGCAGACGATGAGAAAGCACGACAGACGGACGCGCGAGCAGCGCAAGGCAGACGAGGCAATGCTTTTTGCCGGTATCTGCCTGCTGCTGGCGGCGGTGCTCATCGCGGTCTCGGCGATGATGTGATGTACATTTGCGAATGGTGCGGGCTGGCCTTTGACGAGCCCGATGTCTTGCGCAGGCGCGATAACCTTGACGGGGAGCGCGGCTATGCCCTTGTGACGGAAAAGTTCTGCCCGGACTGCGGCGCAGAGGAAATGTATTTTGAAGAATTGGAGGAGACCGAAGATGGATAACACCCTGATGAAAGTGACTCAACTCCCCGTGATCGAGGAGCATTTGATGAGCCGGAAGGAGCAGACGGAGCAGCGCGTCGCAGAGGCAATGAGCCTTGTCTGCACCGACGAGACCTTAACCAGCGTGAAGAACATTCGCGCCGAAATGAACCGCGAGTTTGCCGATGCCGAGACCCAGCGCAAGGCCATTAAAGCCGCAATCATGGAGAAGTACGACAGCTTCGAATCCGTCTACCGTGAGTGCATCGCCGACCCGTACAAGCGCGCCGACGCAGACCTGAAAGCCAAGATCGACGCGACGGAAAGCGAGATCAAGAGCCGCTGCGAGGAAATGCTGCTGGGCTATTTTCGGGAGCTGTGCGCGGTCAACGAGATCGACTTTCTTTCGTTCGGGCAGACCGGCGTTAAGGTCGATATGGCGAGCGCCAGAGCCAAGACGCCGAAGAAGCTCATGGAGCAGATCAAGCTAAAGGTGGACGGCGTGGCGCAGGACATGAAAACCATCGGCACGATGGGCGAGAACGCGCCGGAGATCATGGTGGAGTACAAAAAGAACCTCGACCTCTCGCTTGCGATCTCCGTTGTCAACGAGCGTCACCGCCGCGCCGAGGAAGAGCGCGAGGTCGTGAAACGCCGCACGGAAATGGAGGAGGCCCGTGCTGCCGGAGCACCCGTCCGCGAGGATACCGGCGCAGCGGCCCCGCAGGTCGTCCCGAAGCGCGTGGAGCAGGCGGCGGTCGAACGCCTCACGGTGTCGTTCCGCGTGACCGATACGCGCGAGCGCCTACGCCTTTTGAAGCAATTCCTTGTCAGCAATGGCTATCAGTACGAATGATTATTTGAGGAGGACATTACGATGAACGAAATGCAGACCTACAACAGCACCGAAGTTGTGAGCGCCAAGAGCGTGAACACCGAAATGATGATCTCCCGTCAGGCACAGGAAGTGCAGGCGGCAATGGTCGTCGCCAAGCGTTTCCCTCGTGACGAGATCGAAGCGAACAACCGCATTCTCAACGCCTGCAAGCGCAAGAGCCTTGCCGAGCGCGCGATCTATGAATACCCGCGCGGCGGCGAGAATGTGACCGGCCCGTCGATCCGTCTCGCCGAGGTCATGGCGCAGAATTGGGGCAACCTCGACTTCGGCATTACCGAGCTGGAGCAGAAGAACGGCGAGAGTACCGTCATGGCCTACTGCTGGGATTTGGAGACCAACACCCGCCAGACGAAGATCTTCACCGTGCCGCATATCCGCTACACCAAGAAAGGCAGCGTTGCCCTCACCGACCCGCGCGACATTTATGAAATGGTCGCCAATCAGGGCGCGCGCCGTATGCGCGCGTGCATTCTTGGCATTATCCCCGGCGACGTGGTAGACGCCGCTCTTGCGGCGTGTACCAAGACGATGATGGGAAAGAGCGATGAACCCATGATCGACCGCGTACGCAAGATGGGACAGGCGTTCAAGGATGACTTCGGCGTACCGATGGAGTGCCTTGAAAAGTACATCGGCTGCAAGGCCGAAGCGTTCACGGCGCAGAGCATCGTGCGCCTGCGTAATGTGTATACCTCACTGAAAGAGGGACGCGCGAGCCGCGAGCAGTATTTTGATCTCCCGACCGTCGAAGTGGACGAGACCACAGGCGAGGTCAAGGGCGAGCTGCCCGCTCCCGCTGACGCCCTCGGTACGCCGGACGACGGAAAGACCGGCACCACCAAGCAGGTGAGCATGAATGATCTGTAAGGTCAAGGTCATTTCGACCGGCTCCAAGGGGAACGCCGTACTGCTGAATGATGAAATACTCATTGACTGCGGCGTTCCCTTTCGGGAACTCGAACCATACTGCAAGGGATTGAGGCTCGTCCTGCTGACGCATGTTCACGGCGACCACTTCAACCCCGAGACCATCAAGCGCCTGCACTTCCTGCGCCCTGCGCTGCGCTGGTGCGTCCCTCCGTGGCTCATGGAACCGATGGGACGCATCGGCGTGGACCGCCGCGTGACCGACGAGGGCATGGCAGGCCATGTGCTGTTCTACTCCTGTTCCTTTCTCTACCCCGTCTGTGTGTCCTACAATTCCATTCCTCACGATGTTCCGAATTGTGCGTGGCATATCGAATTTGCAAACGGCGAGCGCGTGTTCTATGCGACGGACTGCGCCTCGCTGGACGGCATTGTGGCGCAGGACTACGACCTTTATCTGATCGAAGCCAATTACGGCGAAGAGGAGATACAGGAGCGCATGAAGCGCAAGCTGGAGGCGGGAGAATTCAGCTATGAGAGCCGCGCGATGGAGAGCCATCTATCCCGCGAGCAGGCGCGCGCATGGCTCGCCCAAAACGCCGCCATCGGCAAGAGCCATGTGCTCTATCTGCACCAACACCAAAGCGAGGAGGAATTGAAATGAGCATGAATCGAATCTGCCTGATGGGACGCATCGGGCGTGACTTGGAGCTGAAAAAGACGAACAGCGGCGTATCCGTTGTGTCGTTCCCTCTTGCCGTTGATCGCAACGGCAAAGAGGGCGGCACGGACTGGATCGACGTTGTCGCATGGCGCGGCACGGCAGAAGTGCTCTGCAACTACGCCGATAAGGGTCGCATGATCGGCGTCGAGGGGCGCTTGCAGATGCGCGACTGGACGGACAAGAACGGCAACAAGCGCAGGAGCTACGAGGTGCAGGCTGACAGCGTGTATTTCGCAGACAACAGGCGCTCGGAGGATAACAACACCGCCGCATCGCAATACGCCACAGAGAGCGCCGCAGGCGGCTTTGCAGAGGTCAGCGAGGACGACGGCGAGCTGCCGTTTTAAGGGAGTAGTCTATGGCAAAGAGCGGGATTGATTACTTTCCGCTTGATGTCACATTGAACGCAAAGTTTGAACTGATAGAAGCAGAATTTGGCTTGACAGGATTTGGTGTAGTCGTTCACTTGCTGCAAGAGATTTACGGCAAGGCGGGTTACTACATTGAATGGACAGAGGAGGTTGCGCTTTTGTTCGCCCGCAAGGTCGGGTTGGGTGGGAGCGTCGTTTCCGAAATAATAGGGGCTTCTATCAGACGAGGGATGTTCGACAAAGAGAAGTATGACAAGTACCACGTGTTGACCTCTAAGGGCATACAAGAAAGGTACTTCGAGGCAGTCAGCCGCCGCAAAACTCTTGAAGTCGATTACAACATCCTTCTGGTTGATGTTGCCAAAATTTTGCCCAATGCTTACATTTCTGCGAAAAATGTAAACATTTTTTCAAAAAATGCTGACATCGAACGACAAAGTAAAGTAGAGAAAAGTAGAGTAGAGAAGAGTAAAGAAGAGTACATATTATGCGCTGAGCCGCAAGCGGCTGACGCGCCGCCGGTGATTTCTTTGCCGCTGAATGACGGGACTTTTTTCGACGTGTCGGAGAATGACAGGGCCAAATGGTCGCAGCTCTATCCGAACGTTGACGTTCTGCAACAGCTCAGAAACATGGCGGGATGGTGCGATGCGAACCCATCGAAGAGAAAGACGCGCAACGGGATAAAACGCTTTATCACTTCTTGGCTTGCCAGAGAGCAGGACAAGGGGCGCGGACCTGTTGCGCCTGCCCAGCAAGGGAAAAATGTTCAGCCGAGCGGAAACAATGGCTGGATGAAAGACTTCCTGAAAGGGGGCTGAACGCCTATGAGCGGGTATCGAGGGGGCATTTTCAAGTGCCCGTTTTACTCGCGGGACTACCGCGACTATCTCAACTGCGAGGGCGCACAAGTCAAGCTACCAAAAGAAGAGCTGGACGAATATACGCGGCGCTACTGCGCCAACGAAGAATGGCGACACTGCCCGATCGCTCGGGCGCTGACGCTGCACTACGAAAGGACGGAGAACCGATGAGCGAAAGGAACAGAGACAAGGTAAAACGGCTTGAGCACGAGCTCGGCAGATATCAGAAAAAAGTCGGCGAGCTGATGAAAGCGAATGCGAAGCTGCACGAGGATATAAAAGGGCTGAACCAGCTGCGCATGGCGTTCGACGCTTGGATTATCCAGATCGCGCTTGCCTACGGCGAGGCAGTGAAGGACCCCGACACGGGAGAAGATATCCCACGCATGAAGGCGCTCCACCTCGAAAGGCCGAAGGTGAACCCGTTGCTTGGGCAATACGAGATTCACCAGCGCGTCGATGAGAAGAACATGATGCACATTGCGGTCGGCCTGCGGGACGACCCCTCGGACAGCAAGGAGGAGGCACACGATGGCGCTGACATCAGCTGACCTCGCGAGGCTGGGGCCGCAGGCGCAGAAGCAGGTGCTTGACAAGCTGGCAGGCACGCAAAAGCCGAAGAAAAGCAAGTACGGAAACCGCAAGGTCGTCCGAGATGGCATCAAGTTTGATTCCGAGCGCGAGGCGGCGCGGTTCGGCGAGTTGAAAGTGCTGCGAGCGATGGGCAAAATCCGCGACCTGCGGCTGCAAGCCAATTTTACCCTCGTGGAAGGCTATAAGACCATCGAGGGCAAACGCATTAAGCCGATGGTCTACCGAGCGGATTTTGTTTACGAGCGGGCGACCGGGCCGGACTGCAACGGCACGGTACACTGGCTGCGCGAGGTCGAGGACGCAAAGGGCGCGAAAACGAAGGATTACTTGCTGAAAAAGAAACTGATGCAGGACAAGTACGGCATCACGATCCGCGAGGTGTGAGATGACAGCATTTGAGCATTGCCACAGCTGCAAGCCGCCTGTGAGGCATCCGGGCTGTCACAGCGAGTGCCCGCACTATCAGGCGGATATCGCCAAGTACAACGCGGCGAGGGATGAAGAGCAGCGGGAAGCGCAGGAGAAAGACGACTACTTAGGCGCGCGCCAGTTCAAAACGCGGCGTGGCCAAAAGCTGAAAAAATAAAGGGAGCAAGAAAAGATGATCACAGAAATGGAATTAGGCCATCGCATCCGCGATTTGCGCAAGAAGAAAGGGCTGTCACAGTTGTCCTTTGCGGCGGATATTGACGCGCCGCAAAGCACCATCGCTTTATGGGAAACGGGAAGGTGTTACCCGAGGTTAGAATCGCTTGGGAGATTGGAGAAGGCGTTCGACGTACCTGTAAGCGCGTTACTGCTCGAGAGCGGAACACCGAAGGGCGTCCCGACCGAGCATGAAATCGGCAAACGGATTTTGGCATGGCGTAAGCTGCGCGGGATGACCTTACAACAGCTTGCCGACAAGGCAGGCGTCGGGCTGACCACGATACATAACCTCGAAACCGGACTGTGGTACGCGAAAATGCCGACGTACCTGTACATCGCCGAAGCGCTGGGCGTGTCGCTTGATGCCCTGATCTACGGGGAGGTACGCGCATGAACATTGCTGAAAATATCGATTGCCTGAAGGCGATGAAGAAGCTGCCGGACAAGGCTTTTGACCTCGCTGTGGTCGATCCGCCGTATTTCAGCGGGCCGGAGCGGCGCGGATATTATGGCTGCAAAGTCAGTAAAATCGGTGTGCACAGAGACTACCCCATATCGCCGAAGTGGGATATTCCGACACGTGAATATTTCGATGAGTTGGAACGTGTCGCAAAGCGCTATATCGTTTGGGGCTGTAACTATTTCGACTATCACTTTGCGCCGGGGCGCATTGTTTGGGACAAGTGCAACGAGGGCAGCTCTTTTAGCGATTGCGAGATCGCAGCCACAAACTGCCATGACAGCGTGCGGCTTTTCCGTTACATGTGGAACGGCATGATGCAGGGCAAGAGCATTTCGGAAGGCTTTGTTCAGCAAGGGAATAAGGCGCTGAACGAGCAGCGCATTCATCCGACGCAGAAGCCTGTGGCGCTTTACGTGTGGTTGCTGCAGAAGTACGCCAAGCCCGGAGACAAGATACTCGATACACACCTCGGCAGCGGAAGCAGCCGCATCGCTGCATTGGAGCTTGGGCTCGATTTTGTGGGGTACGAAATTAACGAGCACTACTACGAAGCGCAGGAAAGGCGCTTTCAGGAATGCATCTCACAAGGGAGTTTGTTTTTGAAGGAGGTGCACGCATGAGCAAGATCATGAGGCCGAAAACGCCGTTTGAGTTCTGCGCTTATCCGGTGCTCAAGGAGGCACTGGAAAAGACGAACTATAACCAAACCGAACTGGCGCAATCCCTTGGAATGTCGCAGTTTACGGTGTCGGCGTGGGTGCGCGGAGACCGCGATACAACGGTGCGGCTGCTGCTGGCGCTGGAAGATTTGACGGGCATGACGTTCCGGGAACTGTTTGCAGAATGCGAGGGGAGAAGATGAAGGTTTTAGAGCTTTTCGCGGGGACGCGAAGCATCGGCAAGGCGTTTGAGGCCCACGGTCACGAAGTGTTTTCTGTCGAGTGGGACAAGCACTTTGAAAACATTGACCTGTATGCCGACATCATGACGGTCAAGGCTGATGACATCATTCAGCGGTTCGGCAGACCGGATGTTATATGGGCAAGCCCGGATTGCACGACATTCAGCATTGCGGCAATCAGCCATCACAGGCGCAAGAATGCTGTTACCGGCAATCTCGATCCTGTCAGCGATTATGCAAGATTCTGCGATGCAGTCGATCAGCATGTTTTACAGCTTATCCGTGAGCTGAAACCGAAGTTTTACTTCATCGAAAATCCACGTGGTGGCATGAGAAAGATGACCTGGATGCAGGGGCTTCCCCGTTACACGGTTACATACTGCCAGTATGGTGACACAAGAATGAAGCCAACTGACATCTGGACAAACCATCCGGACCCAAAATTCAAGCCAATGTGCCACAAGGGAGACCCGTGCCATGTACCCGCGCCGCGAGGGGCGAGGACAGGGACGCAGGGGCTGAAAAACAGCAGAGAGAAAGCGATCATCCCGCCAGCCCTGTGCGACCACATCGTGGATATTTGCGAGGAGGCCTGACCGATGTACATTGGGGAACCGATTAGCTGGAAGCCTGCCGCATTTGAAGGTTGCAACGGCATCCTGAGCGTTACCACGAAAGAGACGACTGCGCACGGGCGCGTCGTCTACATCAACGAGGCGCACCGCTACTTTACGGCGGAAGCAGAGGCAAACGGGATCAGGCTCAGAGAGAGCTTCAAATTTTAACAAAAATCAGGAGGAATTTCATCATGAACAACAATCAGAACTACATCGTTCGCTGTGACCGCGCAGGCGTGTTTTTTGGCAAGATCAAGGAGCGCAACGGCTCCGAGGTTACCATGACCGATGTTCGCAAGCTGTGGAGCTGGGACGGCGCGTGTGCTGTTGAGCAGCTGGCGCAGGATGGCACAAAAGCACCGGACAACTGCCGTTTTACCGTGACGATCCCGGAAATGACCGTGCTGGGGGCAATCCAGATCATCCTGTGCACGGATAAGGCATCTGCGTCGCTCCGAGGGGTGAAGGAGTGGAAGAGATGACACTTGACGAGAAGATCAAAGCCTTTCTGGCTGCGAGCTCCGGCGACGGCTCCGGCGACGGCGACGGCTCCGGCGACGGCTCCGGCGACGGCTCCGGCTCCGGCTACGGCTCCGGCGACGGCTACGGCTACGGCTACGGCTACGGCTACGGCTCCGGCTACGGCTACGGCTACGGCGACGGCTCCGGCATTAAAAGTTTCAACGGAGAGCCGGTTTTTCGAATTGACGGTGTAAACACGCTGATTCGCTCTGTGCGCGGCAACACCGCGCATGGGGCAATCGTGAACGAGGATTTGACGCTCACACCGTGCTACATCGTCAAGCAGGAAAATGTTTTTGCGCACGGCGAAACGCTGCGCGGAGCAATGGAGGCTCTTCGAGACAAGCTTTTCGAGGATATGCCGGAAGATGAGCGCATTGATGCGTTCCTGCGTGAAACAGACCGCGAAAAAACGTATCCGACGCAGTATTTTTACGATTGGCACCACCGTTTGACCGGTTCGTGTGACATGGGGCGAAAGCAGTTTGCCCGCGATCACGGTGTTGACCTCGAGCATGGAATGATGACGCTGACGGAGTTCTTGGAGTTGACAAAAGATGCTTACGGCGGCGATGTGATCCGAAAAGTGATTAGTAAGCTGCAGGAGGTGGAGTGATGGTTTCGGACGAAGCATTGAAAAAGCTGCAAGAGCAGATCGCGGCGTGGCCGATAACGCAGCGGTTCGTGGTGCAGCAGCTCATTCTGGACTATTTGAGGAACCGGGAAGACCTGCGCGCCTATGAGGACACGGGGCTGACACCGGAGGAGTTTCAATCTTATGCGGTGTTTCTTCAGGATTTAATCGGAAACCAAAAAGCCAGTGAAGCACTGGACAGATTCCGCTGGCTGGCCGAGGCCGACAAGGACGGGCACGCAGGGGCTTGCCGGGAGCCGGGAGCGGTCAGTTATCCCGGAGGCTCTGTGTGAGCACATCGTAGATATCTGCGAAGGAGGAATGATGACATGCGAGCTGTCCTAATCAGCATCCGCCCGAAGTGGTGTGAGAAGATCATCAATGGCGATAAAACGATTGAGGTGCGAAAGACCCGACCAAAGCTGGAAACGCCGTTTAAGTGCTATATCTACTGCACGAAGGACAAGCACCTTGCATTCATGCAGAATAGATTTGGGACGAAATTGATCGCCTGCATGGACGCTGAAACGGCAATCCCTGTCGGCGGGACCTTGGGAAATGGCAAGATCATCGGCGAGTTTACCTGCGACCGCATAGATAGACTTGCCCCGACAAACGAACCGTATGGAATCTATGACATTGACGATGATTATGTATTACAGACTTGTCTTGAAAATGGGGCGCTGTGGGATTATGGACACGGAACACCGCTTTACGGCTGGCACATCTCCGGCCTGCGCATCTACGACGCGCCACGCGAACTGAGCGAGTTTACCGGACTACGGACGTTCAAGGGCGGCTTTGAGCTGCGAGAGATCGACCGTCCGCCCCAAAGCTGGTGCTATGTGGAGGTGATGGAAGATGTTTGAATTAAAACCTTGCCCGTTTTGCGGAGCCAAGGGCGTTATGCAGAGAAACGGTCACTGCTTTCGGGCATGCTGCCCAAATAGAGACTGTCCAATCGAACCGAGAACACATTGGTACCTGAATCATCTATTAGCAATCGAAGCATGGAACAGGAGGGATGACAATGGCAACCGTTAAGTGCGCGCGGGGCAAGAGAGGACGCCCGTCCCGTGAATGGTATGACGGCAAGAAGTATCGCGTCTACTGCCTCGGGTGGGTTGACCCGATGACGGATAGCCCGCTGCCGGAATGTTTGGCTTGCCCCGATTTTGTTGACAAGGCGCAGGATGACTTAGAGACGTTTTATGGGAGGGCGGACAATGGCTGAATACATTGAGAGAGAAAAAACAGTTGAGCTGCTCAGAAGTCTTGGAAATAGAGAATACCGAAAAGAAAATGGCACCATTCAGGAGGCAATTAAGATGATTTCCTACCCTGAGTATACGCCCACCGCCGACGTGGCCCCGGTGGTGCATGCACAGTGGATTGAAGATGGGAGCGGGATTATTATCTGCCCAGAGTGCAAACGGGGATATAACCTGATCGCTAAATTTACCAACTACTGCCCTGCATGCGGCGCAAAGATGGACGGAGGTGACAGCGATGAAGCTGATTGACAGGGATGCTATTCATTGGCGACCAGATGAAAATTGGGAGCTTTACGCTACAGCAGCAGATATTAGGGCTATTCCCCCCGTCGATGCTGTGGTCGTGACGCGGTGCAAGGACTGCAAGCACTATCGCAACCACCCAAACGGTTTGTGTTACCTACATACGGAGCCAAAGGAAAACAAACGCGGGTATTCCGGCGAGCCGGTTTGCGTAGAGCCGGACGATTTTTGCAGCTACGGAGAGCCAAAATGCTGACGATTACGATTAAAGCCAACGTCCCCGTTGCTGACGCGCAGGGCATCAAGGAGCGCATCGCCATGGACATCGAGCGATATGGGGACTGCAAGGTCGTGAGCATCGTGAGCGACCGGGGGCGGGAAGAACAGATACGAATGAAAGGAGCTAAAGTATGAGCATTAACGTGAAAAAGTACACCAAAGACCAGATGGCGAAGATGGTGGAGGAAGCGCAGGAGAAGACTGCGGCGCTTGAAGCAGAGATTATCGAGCTGAAAAACTGTATCGACGAGAAGAATGATCTGATCGCCGAGTATGCGAACCTAAAGGCAGCGATGCAGCGAAAGAATGTCGCCCTGACCGAGCGGCTTGACCAGATGAACGGCGAGGCAATCAACAAGGCAAACGAGATCGCGAATCTGAAAGCGGACGCGGATGTGTTGCGAAACAAGCTCACTGACACTGATGCGGCGCTGGAGCGGGCGAATGCGGAATTGACGTATTCTGTCGCTGAAAAGAACGCGCTGCGGAATGACATAACTAAAATGACGGATAGAGCCGCTTTTGAGCTTGGGCGCGCTGACTACGCAGAATCCCACCCGTGGAGAACCCTATGGGCGTGGCTCAAGAAAAAGATGGGGTGCAAGGCATGATGCGCGATCCTATCGGGCCGTTAGGGGCCTATGGCGTATGCCCCGTCTGTGGCGCCCCGGACGTGGACTATGACCCGAAAACAGAGATCAGCGAGTGCAAGCGCTGCGGGTTCCGCAATGAGGAAGAGGCCCGCAGGAATTACGAGAAACGGAAAAGAAACGGCGAGGTATAACGAAAGAGGCAGGGCGAAAGCCCTGCTTCTTTTTGCTGCGGGAGAGAGGGGAAGGGGGGGGATTATAGGGGGGGATAGGGAGAGAGAGTGCTATACGCAGGATGCATCTATGTTGTGTGTATGTAACTATACAGAGGGAAGCACAGAAAGGAAAGAGAAAGTTTCCGCGCCCGTGGTGAGAAATAAAAGATGGCGTGTTACCGTCGGAAATAGGAAGCTCGGTTCCTCGAGCGGGGATAAGAATGCTGCGCGATAAGGCCGAGGACGGGGGGGGCTTGCAGCATAAAAAAGAAAGGCGGTGGCGGCATGGCAAAAGCGGGGTGTCATCCCAAATATGCGACGGTCGAAGAAATGCAGGCCGTCATTGACCAATACTTCGAGGATTGCAAGGGCGAGCCGATTATCGGGGATGATGGGATGCCGATCCTCGACAAATCCGGGCAGCCGTTTATCATTCATCAGCGCCCACCGACGGTGACGGGGCTCGCGCTTGCGCTGGGATTTACGAGCAGGCAAGCGCTGATGAACTATCAGGCAAAGAAAGGATTCGTTGACACGGTTACGCGCGCGAAGGCCCGCATCGAGGCTTATGCCGAGGAACGGCTCTTCGACCGAGACGGTCAGCGTGGCGCGGAATTCAGCCTGAGATACAACTTCCGCTGGGTAAATGACGAGAAGAAGGAAGACGGCGGAGAGACCGCGTGCGGTGTGGCAGAGCTGCCCGCGGTAATGCCTGTTCCGAAGGACGCTGGAGGTGATGCGAATGGCGAAGCGTAGCGTGGTATGGAAGCCGCAGCCCAAACAGGCGCTCTTCATGAGCCGCTGGGAGGACGAGGCTCTATACGGCGGCGCAGCCGGTTAGGCGGTGGAAAATCCGATGCGTTGGTCATTGAGGCATTGCGGCAGGTGGGTATCCCGTATTACAAGGCGATCATCCTGCGAAAGACCTTCCCGCAGCTTGCCGAGCTCATTGACAAGACGCTGAACTACTACCCGCGTATCTATCCGGGCGCGCGTTACAACGGCAGCAGCCACACATGGACATTCCCGAGCGGGGCGAAAATACTCTTCGGCTCGATGCAGTATGCAAAGGACAAGATCAAGTATCAGGGGCAGGCGTATGACTTTATCGCATTCGACGAGCTGACCCACTTTACATGGGAAGAATACAGCTACCTCTTTTCCCGAAACCGACCGAACGGGCCGGGGACGCGTGTATACATCCGCAGCACGGCGAACCCCGGCGGTGTGGGGCACGGATGGGTCAAGGAACGTTTCATCACGGCAGCGCCGCCAATGAGGACCATCCGCGAGGATGCCGTCGTGCGCTTTCCAGATGGGCACGAAGAACATCGGCAGAAGAGCCGCATCTTTGTGCCGAGCACGGTATTCGACAATAAGATACTGCTCAAGAACGACGACAGCTATTTGACGCGCCTTGCGTCGATGCCGGAGGCAGAGAAGAACGCACTGCTCTACGGCGACTGGGACACGTTCTCCGGGCAGGTGTTTACCGAGTGGCGCAATGACAGCGAACACTACCGAGACCGCATCCATACGCACGTCATCACGCCTTTTCAGGTGCCGAAAGAGTGGCCGATCTGGTGCGCAATGGACTGGGGATATTCAAGGCCGTTCGCCATCGGCTGGTTCGCGGTCGACCAAGATAGGCGGCTCTACCACATCCGGGAATATTACGGCTGCACGGGCACGCCGAATGAGGGCGTGAAGATGGAACCGACGGCGGTGGCCCGCGAGATGAAGCGTATCGAGGCCGAAGACCCGAATCTCAAGGGGCGGCACATCTTCCGTGTGGGCGACCCCGCCATTTGGGGCACGCAGGGCACGGAGAGCATCGGCGCTCTCTTTGAGCGTGAGCGCGTCTACTTCGAGAAGGGGGATAACGCCCGCATTGATGGCAAGATGCAGCTGCACAACCGCTTCGCGTTCGATGAGAACGGCATTCCGATGCTGTATATCTTCGATACGTGCAAGAATTTTATCCGCACGGTGCCAAACCTCGTTTACGACGAAAAGGACGTTGAGGACGTGAACACCGAGCAGGAGGATCATATCTATGACATGACACGCTATGTGTGCATGGAGAATCCCATTGCGGCGCGGGTAAATAAGACGCCGAAGCCGGTCTTGTACGACCCGCTGGACATCAATACGCCGAGCTACGACAGATACGCGTGGTTCCAACACAACTGACAGGAGGGGAAGACATGGCAGGGACGAGAAAATTCCCGCAGACGCAGCAGCAGGCCGACGCGGCTGGCGCTGCTGCGATGTTGGATGCAAAGGCAGAAGCGCCGCTTGTAGGCGCATTCCGCGACAGCGACGCGGCGATGAGCAGCGGCGCAGCCATCGGCAGCAAGGAGATCGGCGACGCCGTAGAAACGCTGCAAAAGTACAAGCAGGGCAAGAGCAACTTCGAGAACCGCATCATCAGCGAGGAACGCTGGTGGAAGCTGCGGCATTGGGAGGATATCCGACGCGGGACGAAAGATGCGGGGGAATCGCCAGAGCCTGCGAGTGCGTGGTTGTTTAACTCGATCATGAATAAACACGCCGACGCGATGGACAACTACCCCGAGCCCGTATGCCTGCCTCGCGAGCAGAGCGACGAGGAAAGCGCGCAGACGCTCTCGTCCGTGCTGCCGGTCATCATGGAATACAACGAATTTGACAGCACATACAGCTTCGAGTGGTGGGAAAAGCTCAAACACGGCGTGGCGATCTACGGCGTGTTCTGGGACAAGGGGAAAGACAATGGGCTCGGCGACATCGCTATCGAGGGTATTGACCCGCTGAATATCTTCTGGGAGCCGGGTGTTGAGGACATCCAGAAGAGCCGCAACGTGTTTACGGTGGCGCTCGTCGACCGCGACATCATCGAGGACGAATACCCGCAGTTTGCGGATAAGCTCAGCGGCAGCAGCATTGAAACGGCGAAATACGAGTACGACGACACGGTGGACACGAGCAACAAGGTCGCCGTGATCGACTGGTATTACCGCAAGAAGACCGCAGACGGGCGAACGGTGCTGCACTACGCGAAGTTCGTCGACGAGGAGCATATCATCTACGCCAGCGAAAACGACCCCGAATATGCGGAGGGCGGATTCTACGAAGACGGGGAATATCCGTTTGTGTTCGACGTGCTGTTCCCCGAGAAGGGAACACCTGCGGGATTTGGATATACGGCCATTGCAAAGGATCCGCAGCTCTACATTGACAAGCTTTGGGGCAACATCCTCGAAACTTCAATGATGGGCAGCAAGCGCCGGTATTTCGCGAGTGAAAGCCTGAACATCAACGAAGAAGAGTTCCTTGACTGGCGAAAGCCGATCATCCACGTGTCCGGCCAGATCGACGAGAGCAGGCTCCGTGAGGTAACGACGCGCCCGCTCGATTCCATCTATGCGAATATCGTGCAGATGAAGATCGACGAGATGAAGGAAACAAGCTCAAACCGGGACGTGTCCAACGGCGGAACATCCAGCGGTGCGACGGCTGCGGCGGCTATTTCCGCATTGCAGGAAGCGGGCAACAAGGCGAGCCGCGATATGATTTCGGCGTGCTACCGCGCACAGGCGAAGATCGTGAAGCTGTGCATCGAGCGCATGCGGCAGTTCTACGACGCAGCGCGCACTTTCCGCATCACGAATGAAATGCCCTACGAGTATGCGCAGATCGGCGTGAACGAGCTTGGCGATCAGGTGACGGGCGTGGATAGCCTCGGCAATGACCTGTTCCGCAGACCGGTCTTTGACATCAAGATCAAGGCGCAGAAGAAGAACCCATTCTCCCGCGCGGAACAGAACGAGCGGGCGAAAGAGCTGTATTCGCTGGGATTCTTCTCTCCGGACAGGGCACAGGAAAGTATGATCGCGCTCGACATGATGGATTTCGAGGGCATCGACAAGATCAAGAGCCAGGTCAACGAGGGCGCGACGCTCTACAACGTCGTGCAGCAGCAGAGCGATCAGCTGCAAAAGGCGCTCGCGGTCATTCAGCAGCTAACGGGACAGGACATGGGCATCGGAATGGCGGGCGGCACGCAGAGCGGCGGCTCGACACGCAAGAGCGGCAGCGGCGGCATTGAGAGCAAGAACGCCGACGCGCAGAGCGCGCAGACACCGTACATGCAGAAGCTTGCCGAACAGTCGAAGCCCAACATGGACACAGGCAGCAGCGCGGCGATGCCGGGGGTGTGAGTGCATGACGATGGTTCACATCGAGCACGAGATCGGTCGCTACATGATCCTGTGCGAAGGCCATTCGGCGGACGAGAAATGCTGCAACTACATTACTGGCGTGATGTATGCCTTCGGCGGCTATGTGAAGAACATGGAGGTCGAGGGAGAGTGCGAGGTCTATGGCTTTGAGATAGACGATGGGGCGCCGCGCTTCCTCATCCACTGCGGCGGCGACGAGCGCATCGAGGCGGCATTTCTTGCGGCCTGCATCGGGCTCAAGCAGCTGGAAGACACGAGGCCGGACGCGATCTGCGTGCACGTCAAAGAAAATTAAAAAATTTTTCTCGCCCGTGGTGAGACGGAGGAAGCCGCATGTTACGCTTTAGGCGTGCGAGTGGCTTCCTCCTATTCATACGCCCGCGAGGGAGGGACGGCGTTTTTCTTCATCTTTTCGCCGCTCTCCCCCTCCCCTGCGGGCAATAGGAAGCGCTGCACGGCCTACACGGAGGGCCGAATATCCGCGATTTGACAAGCAGGAGGGATACCATGAACCTCAAAACCACGCTTCGCGTGATCCTGAGCCTCTTTGACGGCGGCGCTGCCGCTGCGGGGGCCGCTGCCGGTGCATCGGGCGGCGCTGAAGGAGGCGCAAGCGCACAGGGCGAGACCACGAATGCAAGCTCTTCTCCCACCCGGAAGGGCAAAACGGGCGAATACGCCAACGTCGTGTTCGGCAAGCAGGAGACACCTGACGATACGGGGACCTCTTCTGGCGAGCCGAAGGGCGAGGGCGCGAAGATGCAGCAGCACGACGCCGGGGCTGCGGAAAAAGGCGGGGAAGACCTGAAAAAGGAGTTCCTTAACCTCGTAAACGGCAAATACAAGGACGTGTACACTGCGGAGACGCAGCGCATCATCAACCGCAGATTTGGCGAAGAGAAGGCTAAAGACCAGAAAATCGCCGATTCGCAGCCCATTATCGACACACTGATGCGCCATTATGGCGTGGCGGACGGCGATATGAGCAAGCTGCGTGCGGCTTTTGAGGGCGATGCGGCGCTCAACAGCGTGCTCTACAATGCGGAAGCGGAGAGCATGGGCATGAGCGTTGAACAGTACCGCGAGTATGCGCGGATGCAGCAGGAAAACGAAGCGCTCAAACGTCAGGAAGAAGACAGGCAGCGCCAGCAGAAAGCCGACGAGACATATAACGACTGGATTCGTCAGGCGAGTGAGCTGGTCGGAACGGCGGACGCGCCGGGTGAGTACCCTGACTTCGACCTCAAGCGCGAAGTCGCGGAGAATCCGCGCTTCATTGCGATGCTGCGCGCTGGCGTTCCTGTAAAAGACGCTTACGAGGTATCCCATTTAGGCGACATTCAGGCTCGCAGCGCGGCGAAAGCTGCGGCAGAGATGGAAAAGCGCGTGATGGACAACGTCCGCGCGAAAGGAATGCGCCCAAACGAGAACGGAACCACTTCCCAGCCGGGGGTCATTGTCAAGAGTGACCCGAGCAAATTCACGAAGGCCGACCGCGCAGAGATCGCAAGGCGCGTGCGGCGCGGCGAGCGCATCGTATTCTGATGCCCGCCTAATTTACCGACTGTAAGAAGGGAGACAAAACTCTATGAAGAAATTTAAAGACATTTTCATTCTGCCCGTCATTCTGAGCCTGTTTGAGGTCCAGACGAATGTGACGACCGATGCCGGTCTCTCGGGCGAGATGAAGACCTACTACTGCGACACCCTGATCGACAATGCTGAACCTGAGCTGGTGCATGACCGCTTCGCGCAGAAGCGCAACATCCCCAAGGGCAAGGGCAAGGAGATCGAGTTCCGCAAGTATGATCCGCTGCCCAAGGCCTTGACGCCCATCACCGAAGGCGTTACGCCCAAGGGCCGTAAGCTGTCCATGACCACGCTGACCGCGCAGGTCGACCAGTACGGCGATTTCGTCGAGATTTCCGATATCCTCGACCTGACCGCCATCGACAACAACCTGCAGGAAGCGACGGTGCTGCTCGGCTCTCAGGCGGGCCGCACGCTCGACACCATCACCCGCGAGGTCATCAACGGTGGCTCCAACGTCCAGTACGGCGAAGGTCAGGTGACGGGCCGCCATCTGCTAGTTGGCGGCGAGACCACGGGCAACCACTATTTCACGGTGCGTGCCGTCCGCAAGGCGGTTCGCTTCCTGAAAACCATGAACGCCCCGCGCTATGAGGGCTCCTACTGGGCCATTATTCACCCTGACTGTTCCTACGACATTCAGGATGACCCTGACTGGAAGCGCCCGCACGAGTACAAGGACACCAGCAACATCTACGACGACGAGATCGGCAAGATCGCGGGCGTCCGCTTCATCGAGACGACCGAAGCGAAGGTGTTCCACGCCGACGACCTGACCGAGGGCGCACGCGACCTGACCGTCAAGAGCGCATCCGGCAAGGTTCTGACCGTAAACGAGGTCATCACCACTGCTGACGCTGCAAAGTTGGCTGGCCGTGAGGTCGTCATCGGTGGTGCGCTTCTTGAGATCGAGAGCGCCACGGCTGCGGGTGCTGGCAGCGCGACGATCACGTTGAAAGAAGCGCCTGCTGCCACCCCGACGGCGTCGACCGCCATCTATCCGGGCGAAGCCGGTGCGAAGGGCCGCAACGTCTACTCCACCCTCATCATGGGCGCGGAGGCTTACGGCACGACCGAGCTGACCGGTGGTGGCCTTGAACACATCGTCAAGCCGCTCGGCTCTGCCGGTACGGCTGACCCGCTGAACCAGCGTGCAACCGTCGGCTGGAAGGCGACCAAGGTCGCCGAACGTCTGGTTGAGGCATATATGATTCGCGTGGAGACCACTTCTACGTTTGACGAGACCCCGCTGACCTAACCACCAAGGGGGCGGCTGTGAACGCCGCCCCCGACACTGAAACGGAGGAAAGACCGATGAGCGAAGCAAAGAACGCCGTTGCGGCTGTGAACGCCGCCCCCGCAGGCGAGGAGTACGTCAGCGTCCGCCTGTTCAAGGACAGCGGCAAGTACAAGGATGACCTGCTGGTGTGCGTGAACGGCGAAAGCTGCCTGATTCAGCGCGGCGTGACCGTGCAGATCAAGAGAAAGTTCCTGTGGGCCATTCAGAACCAGATGAGACAGGACGCCTCGACCGCGAATCTCATCCAGACGATGAGCAGTGACTACGTTGAGAGCGCGAAGGCCCACAACGCGTAAGTGAATACGACCGCGAGACACGAAAAATGAGTTGCGACACGGCGCAGCAAGGGACGAAAAAGTCGCTCTTGCTGCGCCGTTTTCCATAAGAGAGGTGACAACATGGTTATTGAAAATGCTTACGCGCTCGAAGAGATCAAGCTCGGGCGCAGGGGCGAGAATCAGGCGCGCAAGGTCGTCTTTGACGTGCTGGGAAAGTGGCACGAGGGCTATGGCGATGGCGTGGCGAGCCTGATCGTGCAGCGAAACGGCGATGCGCAGCCGTATCCCGTGACGGTGACAGAAGATAACGGCGCGCTCGTGTGGCTGGTATCGAGCGTTGATACGGCGGTGGCCGGTGAGGGCGCGGCAGAGCTGCGCTATACCGTTGGCGATACCATTGTGAAGAGCCAGATATATAAAACACGCGTGCGCGAAACGCTGGAAGACAGCGGAGAGACCCCGCCTCCGGCTTATCAAAGCTGGGTCGACGAGGTTTTGCAGGCGGCGGCGGATGCGGAGACGGCGGTTTCCAAGATGCCATACGTCGACGAGACCACGGGCAACTGGTTCAAGTGGGATGCCACGGCGGGCGCTTTTGCCGACACGGGCGTTGCCGCGACCGGTCCGCAGGGCGAGATCGGGCCAAAGGGAGATACCGGCGAGCAGGGTCCCAAGGGCGACACAGGCGCAACCGGCCCCAAAGGAGACACGGGCGCAACCGGCGCGCAGGGCCCAAAAGGCGAG